GAGGAAATATGAAACTAACTCCAAAGGATGCAGAAAAGGTTCGGGCGCTTCATAGTCAAATCATGGCGATTGCTGACAAGGTCGGCATGAGCATGGAGGACGTGATTGATTCTGCCGTTGAGGGTGAAGAATCAGAAATGGAAGATGAATCCATGATGGTTGAGCAGTCCCCCGAGATGGAAGAGGATGAGGAAGAAGAGAAGCCAATGGACAAGGCTAAGATTGCTCTGATCGTCGGCAAGATGCGCCGTGGGGCTGAATGAGGACAATCGAACAGCTCATTTCTGCTAGCCGCAGATCCACTGGAAACCTGGACTTCAGCGATAACGCTGGAGTAGGTGACGAGGAGTTTCTTCAAGCGCTTAATGACGCTCAAGAAGAGATCCACGCGCTCATTAACGTGATGTTTCCCACCATCCTCATGGCCTCAAAGCAAGTGGATGTTCAGGCTAATGTCGAGGCTTACTCCATACCAGCTGACTGCTATATGGGCACGAGGCTAGACTTTGTAGAGTATGCTCCAAGCGGTCTTGCTCAAGACTATTACCCTATTCGCAAGGGCGCCACAAAAGATAGAATCAACGGTCAGGCGGGAAACCCAGCTTTTTATATCAGGCAGGGCTCTAACATCCTTTTGCAGCCTCCTCCTCAAAACGGCGGGAAAATCAGACTCACCTATCAGCGCACGATCCCTGTGCTGGATAAGCGTAGAGCTACTGTAGCTAGTGCTACAGTCTCTGGTAACTCTATCGTGAGCCTTTTCATGGATACGAGCACCGAGTTTGATCCAGAAGCTCTAGCAGAGCAGAACTTTCTGACGATTATTGATAAAAATGGCGTGGTGAAGATGCGCTATATCCCTGTTGACTCTATTAACGGAGGAACGGGAGAAGTCACTGTAGGCGCAGGGTTTACCTTTGAAGATGGGGAGACTATCTCCACGGGTGACTATGCTGTGCGCGGGAAGTATTCGAGCACCCACAGTCAGCTTCCCGATATCTGTGAAAAGTATCTGATTGAATACTGCAATATGCGTATCTTTGTGCGCGACTCTTCTACCGATCAGGCAGAGGTTGCGGCACTAATGGCTAAGATTGAAGCGACGTTGAAACAGGCTTTCGCAGAGCCTGACAATGATCCTGACCGAATCCCGATTCTTGATCCGAGCTATCTCGGATATGAACTTTAAGCTGGGGGGCTTGTGGCGAGTCAGTATCAATTTGTAAAACGCTATGAGAACTTTTCCGGCGTTGACTACAAATCTTCAGACCTACGCTTTCCCGAACAGTATGCGACTGAGCTTCGCAATGTAAAATTTTCACAGACTGGCTCACTTGAGAAAAGAAAGGGCTATCAAGGCTCTGCCGCTCCCAAGGGTGGTTGCGGTGTGTTTACCTATCGCAAGTATTCTCCTACTGGAGCAGAAGAGTTTGAGATTATCGCGGTCGATAACAACCTCTGGAAGCTCACAGAGAGCGTCTTGACGGTCACTTACACTGGAGCCAACCCAACGTGTGATATTTCGATCATCTTTGATGTCGATACGGCTCAGTATCGGTGTCAAATTCTTGAAGGTTCTACTCAGGTTTTAGACTTCGCTCTTGGGGTTGGTATTGATGAGGTTCTGCCAGTCACGATGGCGAATTTGGTGAGCGCTATCAATGCCCTGACAGGCTTTACGGCATCCGCAACGGGCGTTACAGCGACTCCAGCGGCATTCTCTGACGTAGTGCTCAACCATGACCTGATCTCGGCTCCATTGACCAACCCAAGCCGCTATTGGGTAGCGGTAAACTCCCCTGGTACGGTCCTGCCAGGTAATGCGACCTATAAAAATGACGTTAACTTTGAGAATACGTCAGCCGTTCAGCTTCAAAACTGCCTTTATCTCTCAAACGGGTATGACGAGGTTATTAAGTACGACGGTCAGAATGCATATCGTGCTGGGGTACCTACTCCTGGCACTGTGACCACCAATGTAGTACTAGATGCGTCAGGATTCACGGGTAATAGCTATATTTACAAAATACAATACCTGCAAAAAGACGCACAGGGAAACGAGACTGCCGGTAATTATTATCAGACTGATCCGGCGCTCAATATCGCCTCTGCTAGCCGCGTAGAGCTTACCATTCCAAACATCTTAGCAGCCTCAGGCTTCAATACTAACTGTGCCGTGGTCGCTGGAGCTCAAGCCGTCGTGAATACGATTGCAGTAGATAACGGAGCAGGTGGACCGCAGACGCTTACGGTCGGAGACACTGCGTACTTCTATGATGCCGTGAGCCTTGCCTATGTTGAGCGTGAGGTTACTGCCGCCACTGGAGCTAGCATCACGATTGCTGGAGCTCCTGTTACGGTTGCAGATAACGATGTCATTTCAAACAATCTTAGAATCACTATCTGGAGATCTAAGACCTCAGTTAGTGCTCCCACGGTTTGGTATGCGGTGGCAGAGATCCCAAATAACTCGTTTACAGCTAGTCAGGTCTATACCGACAAGGCTCAAGACGCAGCTCTTGGGGCTATATTTCTCGAGCCTGTGACGGATAGAAGCCCCCCAGCTAAAGGGCGATATATCTCTAGCTTTCAGAACATCATGCTCACTGCTGGAGATCTTGAATATCCAAACATCGTGAGCTTTAGCGACATTGAAAGCCCTGAGTATTTTCCTACGCCGGATAATCAGTTCGTGGTCAATGATTTACTGGGCGACAGGATCACGGGTCTAAGTCCGTCCAATGAGTTTTTCATTGTGTTTCAGTCCAGAGCCATTCACTCAGTATCCGGTGAGCTTTCGACACTATCCTTCCGAGTAGACCAAGTTGCTAATGACATTGGGTGTGCTGCTCATGCCTCTATCAAAGACATTAGAGGCGCTCTGTTCTTCATGAGCTTAAACGGGCCTAGGGTAATTAAGGGTGGCCAGGTCCCACAGGGTCTTGGGCCATTTGATAACAATCCTTTCGTAAGCCGAATTGATCCGCGCTTTGACCAAATTAGTGAGCTTGATGACGAGAAGATTTTCCAGCTCAAGCGCTCTGTAGGGTTTCACGATAGAATCGGTCAGCGCTATCTGTGCTTTGTTCCATGCGAGTCATTAGTGGGGGTAGATCGTGAAGCGAACGCCAACAGCATCATGTTTGTCTATGACTATCCACGGGACTCCTGGCTTGAGTGGGACAATATCAACGCTGCTGGTGGGATTACCGACTTGTCCGATGACTTGTTTTTTTCCGAGCGGCGTTACTCAGGAACAAGTCTTGCGGTCGATTCATGCCTATATCGCTTTCATACCACTAACACCTATCTGGACTACGCAGACAATGTATCGCCCATTTCGTGCTACTGGAAAAGTGCATGGGACTTTCTCGGTGAAGCCTCAATCCTAAAGAGCTTCCTAGCTCTAAGAATCTTCTCTACTGAAGAGATTACCAATAGCTTTACGCTCGGCGTCAAAACAGAGATTAACTGGATCAGGGATACGCAGAGCAGCCTGGATGTGCAGGTGGGCTCGGGTGGATATGGCGAGGATCGCTGGGACCTTGACGCTTGGGGTAGCCCTGTAGAGCCTACGTTGACGCGTAAACTGAACAACAACCGAGTGAAGAGCTTGAGGGTTGTATTTGAAAACTCAGAAGCTCAAAAGAACATTCTGGTGACGGGATATGAGCTAGAGGTTGCGGCACCCTATAAGCCTAGGTTTGTAACATGAGGTTTTTAGGTCTTAAAATCTTCCGAGGTGGCGATACGCTTGACGATGCGTTAAATTATTTATCAGTAGACCTAGCAAACAGCTTGCGCGACCTAACTACAGGTCTAGGCCGGTTGAAATTGCTGGATAACTTTGAAGGGTTCGAGGCTCAGGTGAGCTTTCCAGGAGCCGGAGAAGTAGCAATCCGGCACAATCTTGGCTTTGTCCCCTCTCAAAGAATTATTGTCAGAGCTACGGCGTCGGATATTGTAGACGGTGACACGGCTTGGAGCACTAGCTTTGTTTATTTGAAGAAAACTGGATCAGGGTCGGCTACGGCTACCGTGATCTTTTTGAGGTAGAACTTATGGGATGGTGGAGTCGCATTAGAGATAGAGTAGTTGTTCCTGCCATAAGAGCGGCGGCAGCCCCACTTATTATTGGTCCCGCTGGTGTTTCAGAGCAAGTAAGGGCGGTAAGTGGTGCTGTGTCTCCTGAGCAGGGGCAATCTGTTCAGCTTCCTTCTGGGCCAGCTATCTCTCCAGAGCAGATGGCTCAAATTACCGCTGCTTTGCCACAGGTTCAGCTTCAACGCTTGGGTGCGCCAGAAGAACAGGCAACACGCGAAAGAATTGCTAGAGACTTGATGACCGAACAGCAATCCGGTCAGCGTCAGCTTTTAGCCCAGCAAGCAAAGCAAGGTGTTCGCGGTGGTGCTGCCGCAGCCCAACAATCTCAGCTTGCACAGCGCATTGCTGCTCAAAGAGCAGCTCAGGAACAGGGCGCGATGGTACAGCAAAGAATGTTCAACATTGAGCAAGCTCAAAAGGAACAGTTTGGAAACATTGCAAGTGAAATTGCAAGACGGCAACTTGCCGCATCATTGGCAGGACAACAAGCACAGGTTCAAGCCGCTAGGGAGCTTGGGCAAGCTCAACTTGCTGCGATTCAACAGCAGGGTGGCGGAGGCGGTCTGTTTAGTTGGTTAGGGCTATAATATGGCAAACACTGAACTAGCGAAACTACTGAATCTTCAAATGGCTCAACCTGAACAAAAGGCTGAGATGAGTCAAAATGATATGCTTGCCCAAGCTATCATCGGTCTAGCTCCTATTCTTGCTGGAGCCGCTCTAGGTGGCGCTCAGGGCGGTGCCGCTGGTGCTCAGGCTGGAATGACTGGATTACAAGCTATCAAAACAGGTAAAAAAGAGGCAGAGGAAAAGGCTGAAAAGCTAGCCACGAAAAGAAAAGAAGCGCTAACTCAGGCCCTTGCGCTCTCAAAAGAAGATCGGGCCGAAAAGGCCGCACAAAGAGCAGAAGAGCGGCAGATTTCAGAGTTGGCATTGTCTCAGAAAAAACTGAAACTAGAGCAGGATAAGTTTTTGGCAGAAATGGGTTCTAGTAAAAAACAGATTGAGAAACTGCCTGTAGAAAATAAATCAATGGTCGAGGGACTCTCAAAAGATAGTGCAACCAAAACCGCGATTGCTAATGAAATTGCTCAAGCCATTGCTCAATTTGATGACCCAAATGTAAGCGAACAGCAAAAAATTAAAATAGGACAAAGTTTGTTAAAGGTTCTCAATTCGACGCAGGGATCAGATGCCGTCGGCGCTGAAGAGGCTAGACGTTTGGGCAGTTTGCTTGAATATCAAGTATTTAACCTATTTCAGCCAGGGCCGATGTTTGGCCGCGATTTATCAGCATTTAGAGATCAAGCGGCAAGCACTGTTAACCGTTTAAGCGGCGCTGTAGAGGCGAACAAAAATCTAATTAGACAAGCGATGTCCGGTCAGGCTGTTAATGTACCAAAAATATCGCTGAAAGAAGCCGAGAAAAAAGAACCGATGCCACTTCCTACGGGTTTGGGCCCTAGAGATGCGTTTGCAGCTCCAGTTAAACCAGACTTTAGAAACATGACTAATGAAGAACTGAAAGCATATAGGGATCAATAATGGCCAACAGAGAGCAGTTAATCAAAGAGGCCGAAGCAAAATGGGAGCGTGAGCAGCTTATCCAGCAAGCAGAGGCTAAATGGGCGTCTGAAAATGCTCCAGAGCCTACCGGTCCTGGCTTGCCAGAAACGATTGAGACCGCTGGAAGGTCTGTTTTAGAAGGTGTAACGTCTGGGATTTCTGAGCCAGCTATTAGTGGCGTCAATGCTGTTCTTGGCAATCTTATTGAGTCTGGCTTTGATGCTGAGAGTCTTAAAGACTTTTTTTCGAAGTCTATTGATACAGCAAGAATCGAAAAAGAATTTTCACGAGATGTAGAGAGGCGTAGGGCATTAGAAAAGCAAATGCCTGGTACTGCGTTAACTTCAGAAATTATTGGTAGTTTATCTCCTGTTGGTCCTGCGTCTTGGATTGCTAAAGGAGCCACTAAAGCGGCTCAGGCTATTGTCCCAGCTATTAAAGGTGTCGATGTTGTTTCCCGTGTTGGAAAGGCCGGTGCAGAGGCGGCTCTATCCGGCGCAGGGATGGAGGCCGCAAAACAAGCCGCACAGGTGCCGACTGGTTTTATTACGCCAGAGGAACAACTTAACATCCTTGAAACTGGTGAGTTTGGTGCAAAGATCGGTGGTGGAATTGCTGCTACTGGTGCAGCACTTCGTGGCGGAGCCAAGTTAGGAAAAATGACTCTTGGAGCCCTGCTTGGGCCATCCATGAAAACTATTGAAAAATATCTGGCAGATCCAGAAACACTTGCACGAGCAAAGTCTCCAGCTCAAATTAAAGCGCTTGTTGATGAAACAGTTGCAAAGGTTGAGGCTGACATTAGAGATGGAAAGCTGTCAGTAGAAAAAGCAAAAGAAACATTAGACGACGCAAAAAAGATTTACTCTGATACTGTCCAAGCTAAAAAAGCTGATATTGCCGATGCGTTTGCTGACGCCAAACAAAACCTTAGGTTTGCACAAGAAGAGGCTTTAAGACCAATAAAACAAGCCAGACCACCAGTGGAGCTTAAGCAGGATGTGCTAGACGCTGCTGCTGAAATTAAAAAAAGAGTCGGAGAAGAGTCCAAAAAGTCTTATGAGATTTTGGATCAGATGCAAGCCTTAGTGAAAAGAGGAGAGGCTCCATCTGCTAATCTTGGTGATATTCCTGATAGAATTAAGGCTATTCAAGACACTTTAAGGATTGGGACAAAAGTTGCTCCAGACGAAGAGTCAAAGGCTGCGTTCAGGTTGCTCAATCAATACAGAGAGCAGTGGGGTCATCTTTGGAAAGAAACTGTCCAATGGCCGCAAGTTAAGCAAATCGTTCAGGCTATTGACCGAGATATCAGAAAGTTTTCTGACAGACAAAATCCGGCTCAGTTTTCTGATTTAAAAGTTGCCAAGCTAATGGACCTAAGAACAAGCATTGATAATTTGGTCAAAAGCACCAGTGATGATCTTGGTTTAGGGTATACAAAACAAATGAAGCAAGTCTCTGATTTAAGAAAGCTTCAAAGCAAAATGGATAACTTTATCGGCAGAGAGCAATCTCTACAGGGTAAGCTAGACGGCATTTGGAGACCCTCAAAATCAGAAGATGCAAAACTACTTGCAGATATTGGTGACCAAGTAGGAATAGATCTTAGGTCTCCGATTGAAAACTATATTCAAACTAAAAAGACGGCTCTCAATCCTGCTGCTATTCGAGAGATTGTTGAGGGATTGCCAGAATCAGAGGCTCTTAGAAAGCTAGAACAAACTAGAGCTGCAATAAAGCGTCCCGGTGGAGTTGAGGCGCTTGCAAGAGGCGAAGCAAGAGCAGTTCAAACTGCTGAAATGAAACTAGCTCAAGCTAGAGCATCGGCTGAAGAAGCACAAAAAGCTCTTAAAGATCTTGGTCCTTTTGCTAGGCCTGATAGCAATATCAGTGCAATCAGAACCGCAGTAGCAGAGCGCAATCCTCAATATGACCTGTATTTGAAAAACTTGACTTCGGCTAGTGGGCAAGACTTTGCTCAAATGATTGATGATCTAAGAGTGGCTGAAGGTTTTGCAAAAGAATTTACCCAAGGATCAAAAAGGGTCAACCTATTCGGCGCTATTGGCGCTGGTACTCTTGGGGTAGCAACAGGAGATCCTGTGGCTATTGCTATAGCTACTGGATTTGGTGCTATTGCTGGCGGCATGATGGACCGATTTGGAGGAAAAGTAACCCAGCTTGCACTTGATGGAATCATCAAAATCAGGGGGATGCCAACAGTTCAAAAGCTAAATCAGGCTTTGAGCGGTCTTCCTGATGAGGTCAAAGAGTACGTTGTGAGAGACCTTGTGAGAGCGGCCACTATGGTCAGAAATGAGAATGTCAGAGTAGATGCCGCACAGATGGAGCAAACCTATCAGGATATTAAAGCCTCAAAAATGGATGCGGTTTCTAAGTCTAAAGCATTAGAGCAGATGGAAAAAACCGGCACGATCAATTCTGAGGTTATTAAAAAAATAATGCTAGATCAGTCACCATCCGCACCAATTAGAAAACAGCAACCGAGTAAGCGCGCGCTAGAGGCTGACAAGCCAGACGCGCTTAGGCGTCGATGATGCTATCCAAAACCTGGATCGCAAGACTACCTCTGAATGTAATCTATGAGACTGCTATCGATGCTGGTGTCCCCTGGACTCTTGTCGCTGCGATTGTCCAAACTGAGAGCGGTGGTGATCCCATGGCCATTCGGTTTGAGCCCGACTATAAGTATGTGTTTAAGGTGAGCGAATTCGCCAAGAATAACGCCATTACACAGACAACAGAGCTAATGATTCAAAAGAGCAGTCTGGGTCTCTGTCAGGTTATGGGGGGCTTGGCTAGGGAGCTAGGGCATCAAGGCAGTCTGCTTGAGCTTCTCATTCCAGAGATCAATCTAAAATTGGCGACTAAACACATCAAGAATTTGATCATCAAGTATCCGATCAGAGATGACATGATTGCCGCTTACAACGCTGGAAGCCCGATCAAGAATCTGGACGGCAAGTATCGCAATCAAGGATATGTTGATAAGGTGGTTGGGTATCTGAACGCTCTCAATGAAACTTTTGAGTACGCAAAGAAAGGGTAAATATGGAAAGTCTATTGATGATGTTGGCAGCACTGCATCCCGCTATCCCATTGGTTCTCGCAGCCCTGGGGGGCCTCGTTGTTCTCGGTCAGGCTTATGTTGCTTTAACCCCATCGCAGGCTGACGACGCTTGGGTAGCGAAACTTGAGGCTATGCCTATTGTAGGCCCACTGCTTCAGGCTTTGAGAGCTTTTGCTCCCATCCAAAAGAAGTAATGGGTAACATTATTACGGCGCTCAAGGCGTTACCGGATCTTATCAATCTTCTGGTAACCCTTGGGCGTCTCCTTAAAGAGACCTTTGGCGACAATCCTGGAAAGTACATTGTTGACGCTCATGAGGTTTTTACTGGGCTAAGAAATGCTAAGACCGCTGAAGAAAAGCAAGCTGCTGCTCGCGCTATTTCTGATCTCATTAAGCGCCTGTAGCGGTATCAAAGTAACAGTCTGTGTAGTTGACGCACAAGGTAATGTATTGCAGTGCTCTCCTCCAAAAGGAGAGGGCTTTACTATTCCTCTGTCTCAAGCGGATAATTATGTCTGCCTGTCGCCAGACGACACTGAAACACTCCTAATTTATTTGAAAGAGAAGTGTTCTAAATGACTGTCCAACAGCTTCTTTCGCTCCTAACTGCCACTATACTTTCTAGCATCTCTGTGGTGGCTTGGGCTTATGATAAGTTTGAGACGAAAGAGGCGAGCGTGGAAAGGATCGTCAGGATCGAAGCAAGGCTTGACCGTATCGAAAACAAAATCGACCGCATCCTTGAGCGAGCGCCAAATCGAGAGTGAGATCCTACTCAAGCTAAACCAACTCCCGAATACATATGCCTGGAAGAATCATTCGATGGGTGTATATGACCCCATGAGAAATACCTTCAGGAGGCTCTCAGGTTTTGCCATTAAAGGCGTTTCAGACATTCTAGGTATCCACCAAGGCAAGATGCTCTGCCTTGAGGTTAAATCGGAAAAGGGAAGGGTTAGGCCGGAACAAAGGGCCTTCCTAGATCGAATGAGCAGCCTTGGAGCTATTTGCGGCGTTGTGAGGTCTTGGCAAGACGCTCAAGACGCTTTGCAGGGCTCAAGACCTGACAATCCCGACACGTCGGTTCTTTGAGCTTGCTGGTCGTGCTCTTGCCGCACCAGTGACAGGGTTGCTTGCGACAGTCCGAGCAGATTCCGCTCGCGTGGACGTATGAAACAATCCCACACTCATCACAGATCATTTGACTGTCTTTGAGCTTCTTAGGCCCGCGATGGTGGTCCATTACTTCTTTTTCTTTTTGCTCTTTTTCTTCGATAGCCCTGCTTGATTGAGAGCGATTGCTATGGCTTGCGCTCGGTTGAATCCCTCTCCCATGAGAGTTCCGATGTTGGTCCCGACAGTCTTTTGGCTTTTGCCCTTCTTGAGCGGCATTGATGAAGTCCCTTTCATCATAACAATAAGCGCAGACTGGGCACTTGCGCCAATGTAAAAGTGAAGGATGCAGCTCAGGTACTCCGGCGTGACATTCTGGGCAGATGCTATACTGGGATGAACCTTGGACCATATTCATCGATCCAGGCAAATCCTGGAGTCCAATTAGTGATCTTCTGTGGGCTGTAGCTCAAAGCCTTGCTCTCAGGATCTCCAGCTACTCCAGAGTTGCACTCCCATCTGACTTGACCGCGCATCTGACGAAAGACTGCTCCACCCACATGGGTATGACCTACGATGCAATTATAGAGGGTATAACTTGCGTGATCGCCTAGCTTTGAGCGGTATCCATGATGAACCATGATGTTTCCAGGAAGCATTAACTCTTGGCGTGGGTCGAAGATTGTTTCCACACCTTCAAAACTGAATAGCCGCTGAATCATTTCCTCAACCCAGTCTTCAGCAGCGGGATACGCTTCCAGCACTCGCTTTAGTGCTCTAGCGTCATGATTGCCAAGCATCTGTACGCAGCGAGCTTTTGGACATCGCTTTTTAATTTCCTGCCAAAATACTTCATTGGCCTTTCGGCTAAGTTCCTGCTCATCTCGAGGCGTGTAAATGTTTAGGCTTCTGGGGTACTTGCTGTGCGCGTACATATCCCAAGCATCGCCGTTGATGATGACGATTTCGGGCTGATGACGCTCACAATAGGCATAGAATGCGTCAATCACTCTTTGATTGCAAAAGGGCCAATGAATGTCACTAATGACAGCAATCTTAGGCCATTTCTCAATCTTCTCTTGTTCTCGAGGCTGAAACGCATCAAGGACTTTCTTGATGTCTTTTTCGAAAACCTTGTTGGTAATTTTAGTTCTACGATCTGAATAAGTATCTAACCCTGCTGCTTGCAGCAGTGCCGAGTAGCTGCCAACTTTTTTTAATTTGTTGTTCGCTCCAGTGACCCGAGTTTCAAACTCTGCTCTGGTGGGACTTCGACCAAGCTCCAGGGCTAGGTCTTTGACAGCCGCCACAAGCACATGGAGTAGGTCTTCTGCCATGAGGAGAATCGTCTAGGCAAAATCAGCCTAGGGCAAGTCCTTTGTGGCGTACTTAAGAAACGCGGCCACAGCGTAAATGACAAGACAATAGATAGCGACACCAGCGCCAAATACTAGCCAGATCATCATTCTGAGGCTTCTCCAACTTTTGTAACTAGCTCATCAAAAAGCTCATCATGTTTCTTGGGGTTATTCCGTAGAAACAAATGAACCTCCCGCAACAGATCCTTATGTGAATCAATCATTGCAAGCAGAGCGTCAAAATCCTCACTGCTCTTGTCTGGTCCCAAGATCTTATTCAAGGGAGCATCACGCAGCTTCCTTGCTGCGTGTCTCGATTTCATTTCAGCCAGCGTCGTCATACAGGTAACCCCCACCACATTCATAGCAAGTCTCTACAATCCTAGGCTCTGCTTGAACAGTGACCCAACCTTTGCCGTTGCAAGTTAGACAATCATCAGCCCCGAAAACCGCCGAAGTCTCCATTTTCGCTCCCTTCTGATTTAAGTCCTGCAATCATGGCTTCCTCAAACGTCTGGCTAGTGCAGACATTGGCGAGCTGCATTACTTCAGCAAGAGTCAGAGCCTTTGAGTCAGCCTTTCCAAATGCCGCCTTACTATACTGTGTCAACTGATCTTTATTCCAACCCGACTTTTTGAGTCGGTCAAGGAAAGGTTTTTTAGCGCCCACCGGGGTTTCGGCCACAGGAGCGGCTGGAGCGGGATCGGCAGAGACTTCAACCTCACTTTTGTTAGTGGGATGGGAAGTGGAGACTGGAGCCTCTGCCGATTTTGCTTCTGCTACAGGGGTAGCCAGAACTTCTGATTTAACTTCTTGCATGGGGGGCTTTGCGTCAAAGTCTTGAACTTCTTCTGGGGTGTAGACACCTACAGCAACACCTGGATAGATCGTCTTAACACCTTCGGAAATGACTCTCGAGCGCAGCATCTGGCGTGGGTATTGACGCCAAACATCCTTGCTAGCTAATCCTGCTGCCATAGCTTGCTGGATCGTCCAGGTGATCGTGGCAGTACCGCCCTGAGGGTGAGAGAACTTGCCGCTCACTTCCTTGTCGTCATACTTCAGCCATTCGACCTTTCCGCCAGCAGCTTGAAAGCGGGCTAGCATTGCATCGGCTTTTAGTGCCGGTCTGCCTTGGATTACGTGATAATCTCGGGCTGCAATAGCAGGGTGCATTCCTTCAGCTTGAGCGATCAGCATTAGGGCCATTGCTTGCTCGGGACTCTTCATGCCGAACAGACCACTCTTCGCAATCGCTAGGGCCATAGTCTGAATGTCGTTTACGGATACAATTTGGTTCGTCATAGCTATCTCCTTTGGGGTGGTTGTCTGATATTATCCACTACCGGAAAAGTAAAGGGGAAAGCGTTGCCGCGTTTCCCCTCTACAGACCCCCAAAAAGAGCGCATGGCTCAGATCAGGAGTCACACTTAGCACTGGCGGTATTTATGCGCCAGCTTGTTTTTTTTGATCCTGAATTCCAGCCTTGGAATACTGACCAGCATCTTTGCCCTTCACATCGCCTTGAGAATCGAGCTTGCTCGATCCCTTGACTCCCATCTTGGACTTGTCGCTCGACTTGGCCATGGCCTTGCCGGAGTAAGACTCATCAGATTTCATTTTCATGGTAGGTACCTCCGCAAACAGTATATCAAAAAGGGATATCTTCGTCAGTGATGGTCGTTTGAGGTACTTGAACTGGCGCTTGAGGCTGGGTCATGGAGCTGATGACCTTGTAAGTTCTAACGATTCCCTCGAGACTCGCTTGTGGCTCATTGTTCTTTTTGCTCATCCAGGCTTTCGCTTGGGGTTCGCAGACAACCTCCACAGTATCGCCAACATTCAGATGGCGCTCCATGCCTCGAGCGATGTCGCCGAAGCCGGTGAGGTTAATTTTCCTACTGTACTGCGACCGCTCTGGCTTTACCTCTACAGTCACTCGGCAATAGTTCACCCCTTTGGCGCTCACCTTGCCCTCAGGGTATTTCTCTACTCTTCCTGTTAGTCTCATTTCTAGCATGGTCGTTCCTCCTTAGTACAAGGCCCACTTGGGGAGCCCGATCGTGTCAATTCCGCTTGCGTAACCTGGCCAGTCGTTTCGCTTAAGGCATTGAGCAAGATGACCCAGCTCCGCTTGCATAGTTGCAAAACCTAGAGCCAGTGCCTCTTGGTCAATCAGATATACAGCAGTAAGATAAGGTGGCTCTTTTTCTACTGCGATGAAATAAAACTCGCTGGTAGTAGGACCACCACTGCACGTCTGTGCGTTAAGATACATTGCAGCTTGTACATGGTAACGAAATGAGGCCATAGACTTAGAAAACTCGGACGGCGAGGCGCATTGAGTCGTCTTGACGTCCACGATTGCGCCCTTTGTGGTCACAAAATCTGCTCGGCCCTTACAATCAAGGCCGCTAAACGTGTCCTTCCAGGTATATGAAACTTGAGCTGTGCCGCTCGAGAGAAGCTCACTGGCAGCTTGATGGGATCGCACTGAGGCGGCCATTGCCTTGATGCGCGATAGCTCTTCGTTCTTTATCAGGATCTTGCCTTGATTCTGTGCCTCGAATTCGTCCCAAGCTTTGGTGCCTCGCCTTACGTCAGGAGCAACTGCGTAAGTGGTCTCAAATATCTGCGGGGTTAGTAGCAGCGTATCAAACGCGCTACCCGTAGCCATAGCTGGAGTAGGGTCTGGCCGGTTGCCGTCAATGACGACGTGCTTATAATGCGCTGGGCTCTTTGAAAACCAGTCCAGAGCACTTTTGCTCACTGCGTTGATCGCTCGGTAGTCTGCGTCTGCAAGATTGTCTATTCGTTTATTCATATACTCTCCTAAATGAAAGGGGTCGTCACAGGATACGCCTGTGCAAAGTCAACTACGTCCAATTTGTTCTGTAACCGCCGACCCCTCCTCTGGCGTGAGACTGCGAGGTGACTCGCCAGAAACCTTGGCCCGAAGATCCGCAAGTGCGGTCTCCTGGGGTATTTCAAAAATGTACGCAATGTCATGCGACAGACCGTTGACCATCTCGGCAACAATCTCAGGAGCCATGTCACTGGGAGCATTAACGGTTGCAGCAAAGAAGGTCAGTGCTCGCTCATAGGTAGTCATCGTCTAGCTCCTCTAGCAGTGCCAAAATCTCATCTTGATGCTCAGTGGACTCATGATAAAGCTTGCCGAGCAGGGTTTTAATTCTCTGATTTCTTACCCGCCGATCTAATATGTCGCAGTAGGCGGCGATGGCTTGGTCTTGGGCGTCAGAAATCATTTTCTTGAAAGTAGTCGAATCGACCTGGGAATCGACCATTCTATTATACTCCGCTCTGGCCTCACGCATCATTCTTGGGGGAATTATTACATGAGCGAACCAATGCACATCCTCCCAGTAATCAACCTTGTCCGAGTAATTTAGAGGAGAGAGGTCAAAAAAATTCGCACGCTGAAGACCACAAAAGTGAGCAATTAAAGTTACTTTCTGTTCGTATTTCATATGTCACCTCGAACCTTTTTTAAAATTTTGCCCAAAAAGTTCACGCTTTTGCTGTTTTTGACCATCCATTCAAGATAATCCAAAAGAGATTTACCCTGACTCGATAGGCCAGCAGATGGATGCGGGTCAGCTTTTAACCTCTCGGCATTTTGCTCACAAAATCTCTGAAGGTCTTTTTTCAATGCTTCGAGCTTTGCGGCTTTTCGTGCATCGCGCAGTTTTTTTTCATGAGCTTTTTTAGCCTTTTGCAGCTTACTAAGTTCTTGGTAAGGAAGGCCACACTTGGCAATGCAATCGCTTCCAACGCCGTATAGCTTTCCATCTCCGCGCCGCACAATGCAAATAAATGAGATGCTATGGTGGCAGTGGGCGCAGGTTCCGGCGCCGGCTTCTAAATTTGGAAGCCTTGCCATTGCAAAGTCGTATCCCATCACATTCCCAGCCCCTAGGGCGCTCAGGGCTTCGCCAAGATTGAAAGTGTCAATAAACCGATATGGGCCAGCCCCTAGCGTGCGTTCAAACGGGTGGGCGGTAATTTCCGGCGCCTTTTGTTGAATAATTTTTTTCATATCGTCACCTCGCAGAATCCATATCTCACAATTCCATATAATAGTCTACAGAAATCGTCAGATATTAGAGCGCATATAACAGGTATTAGATCGAATATAAGCTAGCTTAGGCCAGACGCCAAATGCGCGTTCCTGAGTTCTCTTGTCTTGTCATATACTTACGTCCAAGGTCCGTTGAAAACTTGGAGCAGATGACCTGGATGTTCTTCCGGCTCAGGAAATCCTCAGGGACGTATAGGCTATCGCCTACGTCCATTTCCATGAGCGGCAGACGCATCCTGCTACCTCTATCCGAGCGGGTTTTCTTCAGTCGTCGCTTCACTACAGGAGCAGGGATGCCGGACTCAATTCGGAGAATCATAAGCAGCGTATAGCGCACACGTTAGTTAATGCCAAGATCGCTTGGACCTGTGTTGTCCTTTTTCTTTCTTCTGGGAGGAGCAGGAAGATAGGCAGCGCAATCCTCGCACACCCAGGTCAGCACGTTTTGATAGACTCTCCAAGCTCCTTCTTTAATGAGCTTTGAGCAGGTGTAGCAGCGCATCATCGACACAGCGATTCAATCTCCCGATCCATATTCTCGACACTTAGATAACCCCAGCACGACGCTTGAGCCACGGGCATTACCACTTGCATACAAGCGCCCATCGTTTCAGGATCCTCGGCAAGCTGGCTACAGCGCTCTTGAGCAGCCCGAACAGCTAGGCCCTTACAAAACTCCTCTGCAAGGTTGCGCTTGGCTTCTAGCTTCACGCAAGCTGGGTCTTTAGGCTTGAGATAAGCGGCAGCTCCCAATACAAGCAGGGAACCTAGTAGGCAGGATAAAACGATTTTATGGCGCTCAGTCATGGGGGGCCTCCTAAAGAGAGCGTACACAAATCAGGGGAAACAATCTTATTCGTCGTCTGGCAAGGATGGGACAAATAGAACAAAGCAGACCAAGAAGCCGATAAAGAAACCCAGCATCCAGGTCAAAAAATGGCTATCGTCCATCGTCATCCTGACGCGCTCTGTCAATCAGCGTTTTTAGCTGACCATCTTCTTTTTTTATAGCAATTTTGCCAACTGGCTTTTGTGGGTGATAGCCCCATTCAAGCCAACTGTTTCCATCTGTGAAAAGATCCCTAGCAGTCACTAGCTTTTTTTGAATTTTATATTTGCCGCCCAATGAGGATTCGCCATGTTCTTTTGCATAATCTCGAACCGTCGTTACCCAATCTCCAGGCTGAATTGACGAAACAGTGCTGTCTTTCGGAACGGCTCTGTAGATTGTAACTTGTCTATCTGGATTTCCGTGAAGCCTCCTAATGACTGAAAGAGCTTCAGAATCCATTGAACCTTCTGCTCCAGTTGAATAAAAACGTAATCCTTCAGGACCGTAAACGTCTTTCGGATATGCACCCACGACGTCCCAGGCAGGAGCGCCTTCTTCGGGTCCTGGGGGGCTATGAGCGCCTCCTCTTTCAATAGACCAATCTTTAAGTTCTCTTTTAATTCCTTTGGACTGATCAAGAAGCGCTTGAGCTTGTTTATAGTCTTGATTTTGAAGGGCTTTTAAATAATCGCTATTTATCGAGTCAAGAGACCGTGATAATTTTGGAGCGCTTTGTGCTATTTTTTTTGCAATCTTGCCCACTGTTCCTGCCACCATCGGCATTGCAAGACCGGCAGCGAGCTTCCCAGGTAAGAGATTACTAGGATCAGCTACAAACTCAGTTGCAAGTCCTCCTAGCTTCTCAGGTAGCGCTGACACGGCTCGGTCACGACCGATCATCGATTTCCAAAGATCAAGAGCCATAGTGCTCTTCGGCATCTTCTGTTCCATGATGTATCGGAATAACTCTTCACCTTGGGGGGCTTCTGGAGCCTGAGGCTGAAGTTGCGCTTTCATAGCCTCAACTGTCTGATAGAGCTCCTCACCCTTAGCGGCGCTCTCTACACCAGCAAGACCCGCTCTACCTAGTTTCATGATCGGGCTATTCTCAGGATCAAATGGCGTAGTTTGAGGTAGAAGTCCCTTAGCTTTAAGTTTCTCCATCATGTCCATTAGCGGCATCTCCAGGTCATGTGTAGACTGTGTCATGAAATCGGTCGCCTGTCTTTGGGTTCAGATTCCTGAGAAGTCACACCACTCCCTAACTGGTAGCCCATAGAGCTTTCCAGCTAGAGAGTGATGGCTTTGAAAAAAAACGGTCACTTGTCTTTTGGGACGAGTTCCGTCGAAGCCACAGGGAGCACGATCAATATGCTTCCCATCCGAGTGTTGCTTAAGGCGGATTGTCCCCACCCCTGCGCCTGGCCTCACTCGCATGATCCCAAGCCGTTGCCCAAGCACCCCAGTCCCTTCACGGGACCGCTGGCCTTTTCAGCCGCCGACTCTCAGGACCATCCCCCTGCCAGTGCCGCTCTGCGCGTCAGTAACGGCATCATCCAGTGATCGCTTCGTTTGCATTACCCGATCACTTTTGTGTTGAAGTCTGATGCAACCAGTAGTTTACTGGCTCCATCAGCTCCATCACAAGACTGACCCTACCTCAGCTCTCCTACCAGACGCAAGTCTTCGGGTTGGGGTAGGGATACAAAAAAACAAACCCAGCTTTTCTGTAGCTCAATAGCCGCTCATACTTATTGCATGGTCAGAGCGCTTCTTATCGCTTGTAGCCTTTTATACCCGTCTCACTCCCTAGCCGATGCCATCTTGTTTCGATACGGGCTAGGTTTTGGCGCGCCTGGTCAAACAGGTAGAGGCGAAGTCAAATGGTTCAGTATTGGACTTGAGAAGGACCACAAGCAGCCTTGGGTGTCTCAAGCAGAGATCGGTGTGATTTCAGATATGAAGCAGGGCTTAGGACGTAACTCAGGGCTCTTTGTGAGCTACGCAGCCGGACCTAAGATGCAACTAGGCCCTGTGCAGACTAGATATCTTTGGGGAGTAGGCTACCTCAGCCACCCCGATCAGCTTCTTTCTAGTCACTTCCAGTTCACTCATGACCTGACTATCGGGCTATACGACCGCACTTCGGGGTTAAGCCTTGGCTATAAGCATATCTCCAATGCAGGGATTACCCTACCCAATCGAGGGAGAGACTTCGTTACTCTAAGGGCAGAAACTTACTTTTAGGGTTGCCTTTTCGATTAAATCAGTCGAATCATGAATCATGATGTATAATAGCCGTTCGGATGATGCGCTCAAAACCGAACTAGAGTACCTGCGAGAATATGTTAATCGTGTGTTTGGGAAACCCTTAATCAAGGATACCTTTCAAACTCAGATCCAAGACATTATCGACCAGAAGATCCAAGACTATATCTTCCAGCGTTATCGTGACTGGACCGCTCCTGAGCTCGCTAGACTTCGAGACCAATGGGAAGTTGAGCAAAGCACTCCAGTAGAGCAAGAGCCTGTCAGACGACGCGGTAGGCCAGCTAAAGTTGAGCAAGCTAGTCGGGGTTAGGTATGCCAAGACTAGGTGGACGAGCGAAGGGTACGCCAAATAAAAACGCTTTGCCTCTCAAAGAGATGGCAGAAAAGCTGAATTGTAACCCGTTCGAGATCCTGCTTCGGTTCGCAATGGGTGACTGGAATGGGCTCGGTTACAAGGCTGAATCGACCTACGCACCTACGCAGAAGGGCGAGGTAATCGAGAAGCCCACCATCCCACCAGAATTGCGCGTTAAAGCCGCTTCTGAGGCTGCGCAGTACCTTTACCCTAAGCGAAAGGCTATCGAGCACTCAGGTGAGATTACGAGCGTCCAGGTCGAGAAGCTCAAGCCAGAAGAGATCAACAGCATCCTAAGAGGAGATCCGTTCCTTGGAAACAACAGAAACGAAACACCTCAACCAAGTACTGAACGACTTGCGGTTACAGTTGCAGCAACTTCAGGCGGTAGCACTGAGGCTTGAAGCCGAGCGTGACGCTCACATGGAAGTGATTAGGCAACTATTTCACTCTGTGATACCAGGCGGGCATGACTAAACGCATTGTGTCGGTATCAGGTGGTAAGGATTCAACCGCTCTTTACCTGTGGGCTATTGAACAATGGGGCAAGGATGGCTTTCTGGCCGTATTTGCCGACACCGGACACGAGCACCCTGTTACCTACAACTACCTGCGTAACCTGCCAGCAATGGCCAACGGGCCCGAGATTGCGTGGGTGAAGGCTGATTTCACAGACAAGGTGAAAGCTAAGGGAAGGCCGCCACAGGGCGTTCCGTTCCTTGATCTTTGGATGTGGAAGGGCAGAGCACCAAGCGCAAAGGCTCAGTTTTGCACCGAGCACCTAAAGCTGCGGCCCATTCAGGCTTGGCTAGAAGGCTGGCGCAAGGACTCCGATATTGTGGAAATGTACGTTGGTATTAGGGCCGCTGAGAGTGAGCGCCGGTCTAAAATGCCTCCCCAGGAATGGTCTGACATTTATGAATGCGAAATGTTCCGCCCAATGCTTACTTGGTCTGAAGAACAGGTGTGGGCCATGCTTGCCAAGCACAACGTTCCGCCAAACCCGCTTTACCAACATGGATCGGCTCGGGTGGGCTGTTATCCGTGCATTCATTCAAGAAAGTCAGAACTGGCCATGATGCCCGACTGGGCATGGGAACGGCTGGCCAAATGGGAACGGCTGGCCGGCAGAACATGGTTTGCCTTCGGGGACATTCCCCTGACCAATGACCAAAAACTTGAGTTAAAAAAAGCCCAAGGGGACACGGCTTTGACCGCCGCCCTAAAAGACAAGTTTAGCCCGCGTGTGATGGAGGTCCGCGAGTGGACCAAAACGAGCCGAGGCGGCAAGCAATTTGATATGTTCGCTGCCGACTCGGCTGACGTGCCCACTTGCATGAGTACATGGGGAGTTTGCGAGTGACTGAATCGCATCCAGAGATTGAGCGCATTGCTAGCGGCATTGATGCTCTCCATAGGCTCTGGACGCCTCATCCAGCACAGGTAGAGATCGGTAGACCGCTAATCCGTGGCGAGACTAGGGAAGTATTTGCTCAGTGTGGGAGAAACTTCGGTAAGACTGAACTTGTTAGCTACCTGCTATGGCGCTTTGCTTGGACCTACGCTGGTTCCGAGAACTACTACTTCGCGCCGTTTATGAAGCAGGCCAGGGAAATTCTGTGGGCCTCGAGGCGCGTGCAGACTTTCGGACCTGAGAGCTGGGTTAAGGAGATCAATAACACCGAGATGCGCGTGACCTTCCAGAACGGCAGCTTCATCAAGCTCGACGGCTCCGACAACGTGGATGCATACCGAGGTGTTAAGCCTAAGGGCCTATCCGTGTTCGATGAGTTCAAAGACTTCCGTGAGGAGTTCTACGACGCATACGATCCTAACCGAGCAGCTTTTAACAGCCCGCTGATGATTATCGGTACGCCCCCCGAGCTAGAGGGGCAGTACACCAAGCTTGCACAGGACTTTGAGCGTGATCCATCCAAGCGCTTCTTCCAAATGCCCACTAACGTCAATCCGCACATTAGCCCTGCCTGGCTCGAGCGTAAGAAGTCCGAGCTGTACGCGCTAGGTGAGGGTGATAAGTGGGAGCGTGAGTATCAAGCTAAGTTCGTTCCAGGCGGCGCTAACTCCATCTTCCCGATGCTCTCTAAGGCTATGGTGCAGCCTCACTCTGAGCTTATGGCTAGGCTCTGGAGAGATCGCAAAAAACTAGAATGGATTCTCTGGTGTGACCCTGCCGCCGCTTCGTGCTTTGCCGTTCTATTCGTGGCAGTCAATCCCTACACGAAGCAGCTATATTGCCTAGATGAGATCTATGAGCTTCAGCAAGGTCAGATGACTGTGGGTAAGATATGGCCACGAGTCAGGCATATCAGAGACGATCTGTTTGATATGGCAGAATGGCGTCAGGGATACGATGAAGCATCTACCTGGTTCGCTAGCGAAGTGCTTGATGCCTACGGTGAATCTCTTGAGCCAACTCAGAAGATGAAGAGTGATAAGGTCACAGGCATTGGTCTGATTAAAGACCTCATGCTCCAGGGGAAGCTCATCCTGTCAGATCGCTGCACCAAGCTATACTGGGAGCTTGAGCGCTACCGGAAGGACTCAAGTGGTAAGATCCCAAAGAAAGACGACCACCTAATTGACTGCCTTAGGTATACGATTGAATCGACGCATTATACAATCAGGGAAGAGCCGGAGATTATTGCCGATCCTTTGACGCAAAAAAGAGGCTTTCGGATTGAGGATGATTTTCCAGACTTGTTTTCTCGGGAGTTTGACCTAGGATGAGGCCATGCAAGTTACTTTAATTCTTTCTTTGTTAGGTTTGTTCTGCCTGTTAAGCCTCATCGCCTTTGCAATGGGGCTCATCGCATGGATTGAAGTGAAGGCCATGCAGAAGTCTACTCACTCGATCCAGTATGTTCCTGCTGGCACCGACTTTGAGAAGGTGACGAAGGATTTAGAAACGAAACTCAACAAAGATCTATTTGAGGCCGTATGACCACACAGCCAGGCTATTTCTTCGACAATTTGGAAGATGGACTCGATCAAAGCTATTCTCATCCTAGATATCAGCTCTACTCAATCGACCTAGACGATCCTAGCAACAACAAAGACATTCTGTCTTGGTTGCAAAGTGAGCTTGGCTATCTCGAGCAGGAGAATGAGCCGCGCATTAGGGTTATGCGTCGCAATCTCGCTCTCTACAAGGGAGTGCAGTATCAAGAGCTAGAGAGCCGAATTGATGCCCGTGATCGTGGGAATGATCGCGCTCAGGTGACTCGCAAGGTGGTGTGCAATCACCTTTATGACTTGGCAAAGAATCGTGCATCTCGTTTGATTAAGTTTAAGCCCGCTGTGGCTATCTTGCCGACTAACGATGAGCTTTCTGACAAGGTGGCGGCCAAGGTAACAAAGCAGCTCCTCGATCACATTTGGTATACGCAAGACTTCGAAGGGAAGATCCAGTCTCAGCTTGTGACTAATGCTCTAGTCATGGGTGAGAGTTATTTGTTCGTAACCTGGGATGATCAAAAAGGTGATCTATCCCCTAGCTATGTTGAAGCCGCTAGGAAGCATGGCGCCAATAAGATCCCGCTTTTGGATCAAAATGGTCAGGTGACCAAGGATGGTCAGGGCAATGAGATCTATGTCGACTCACCAGTCAGAGTAGGTGACGTAGATTATAAAGTCGTGCTCGCCTCTGAGGTATTGCTTCAGAAGAAACAAAAGTTTGTAGATGTGGATTATTGCTTCATGCGTGAAGTTGTTCACGTCCAAGAGCTTCGGGCTAAGTATCCTGACATGGCCTCTAAAATTAAGGACGTTGATGGTGCTCAGGTCTATGACTACGAGAAGATGGAGCTCCGACCGGCGCGTAATGAGCAGGTGGTTTACACGTTCTGGCATCGCCGAAGTCCTTTGATGGATAAGGGTCGCAAGATCGTGTTCATCAAGGATTGCATCCTCGAGAATGAGCAGATGCCGTTCTCTCATGAGCAGCTTCCGTTCATTAGGTTCACTGACATTGATTACCCTGGTGAGCTGTACGGGGTTTCGTTCTTTGAGAACATTAAGCCTCTTACAGGCACCTACAATAACCTGACAAATATGCTGCTCAGGAACATCTTGCTAGCCTCGCATCCGAAATGGATGGTGCCCGCTGGATCGGTTGCTCTTGATCGGCTTGGTAATGATATGACTATCGTCCAGTACAAGGGCCCACAGCCTCCTGTTCTGGCCACGGCAGCTACCGTCCCTGGAGATGTGTTTAATTTCCGCGAGAAACTAAAAGAAGAGTTTCAGCAGATCTCTGGAGTCTTTGGAGTCTCCCGCGGTGAGCCGCCTCCTGGAATTAAGGCAGGTGTTGCACTTCAGTTCTTATCCGAGCAGGAGTCTGAACGTTATAACGAGCTGGTGCTCAAGTATAACGACCTGATCGTGGGCATTGCTCAGATGACGCTTGCCGTCGCTGGTGACTACTACGATGAGTCAGACGAGCGCATGATTCGTGTCATCGGCAAAAACAATGAATGGATGACCAAGTTTTTTGACGTAGCTAATCTTGAGAAGGACTATGACGTGCGAGTGCAGAATAGCTCTGCCCTGCCACGCTCTGTAGCTGCTAGGACTCAGACGCTACTTGATCTTAACGAGCGCTTTCCTAATCAGTTCACTGGAGAGCAAGTCATTGACCTGCTTGATCTAGCTCAGGCTGATAAGTTCATTGACGCTGCTACGGTGGCCGTCAGAGCTGCACAGGCTGAGAATGAGGAGCTACTGAAGGTGGGTAAGGATTCTATTCCCGAGGATCAGTTAGCCCCCCGAGAGTATGAGAATCATATTCTCCATTGGCGTGAGCATACTAGGGCGGTGCAGGAGTACAGCTTCAAGTACCAGACTCCACCAGAGGCGCAGGATAGACTTATCAATCATATTAGGGCTACTGAGATGTTGATGGTGGATCAAGCAGCTAGAAACCCTGCTTTCGAGGCAGAGCTTGGGAAGCTGCCTATGTTCCCCATGTTTTTCACTGCTAGCCCCCCAGCACCAGCACCAGCTCCTATGCCAGTAGAGGCAATGCCTCTCGGTCAGGATGCTATGGGAGCAGCTATCGCGCAGCCTCCAGGCTTGCCAGTGAATCCAGCTTTGGGTGGGGAGGCGCAAGCCCTTGCTCAAGAACCAATGCCACCCGTGGAGGCTCAACTAGCTCCAGGCGGCGCAATTCAACCCACAGGAGGGGTGTAAGTGATGTCCGAATCAGCAACGCAGACGACTAACGTCGAAACTGCATCCATTCAGGAACCTATCGAAGTAGTCGGTGGCGATAGCCCAGTGAGCTTTGATGAGATGGAGGCTGTCAGTAATTGGCGCGCTCGCATCTCTAAGAATGAGCCTGAGGTTAAGACCGCTAATCGTCGCAAGGATGAGGGCGATTTTCTTGATGAGATCCTAGGTGACGATAAGCCCAGCAAAGAGGCTAAGACTGAAGCCAAGGCTGAGAAGAAGTCTGATAAGTCAGACGACAAAGAAGAAAAGACCGAGAAGGTTGCCAAGAAAAACACTCAGGCAGAACCAGAGAAGGCGCTGAAGTTTAAGGTTGGCGAGAAGGAAGTCGAGCTAGCCGCTAGCGCTATGGTCCCAGTGAAGATCAACGGCAAGGTGACCGAAGTACCGATCCAAGAGGTTATCAATCGATATAGTCAGCAAAAGCATTTGGACGATATCTATCGGACCTATAAGACTGAGAAGGCTCAGTTCGACACAGAGCGTCAGAAGATTAGTGATGTGATCAGCAAGTCTTATGAAATGCTGTCACAAAAAAAGGACTTGAGAGGCTTCGTCGAATACATGAGCGAAGCTCTCGGGGTGGATGGGCAGAAACTTTACTCGGAAGCGGTTGATAAAATTCGACAAGCATTTGAGGAAGAGTCTACACTTACACCAGAGGAACGACGACTTAAACAGCTTGAAGAGGAAAACACCTTCTACAAGACCAAGGCAGAAGCACAGAGGACCGCTGAAGCGGAATCCAAGAAGGCTAAAGCTCTAGAGTCCCAAGTAGAACAGGTGATGACCAAAGCAGGTCTGGATAAATCGACGTTCGTTCAGGCTTACGATGAACTCGTGCAGTCTGGCATTGAAGCTGCGAAGCTCACTCCTGAGATGGTCGGGCAGTATTGGACCAACAAAAGGACGGTCGAAAAGATCGAAACGAGGCTTTCGGATATCAATGCAGAACTTGCAACTGAGGAAAACATCGAACGCCTGGCTACTCTTGCGATTCAAACCGGCGCAACTGAGCAGGAGATCGAAGAGGTAATCCAGCAGCTTTATGCGAACCAAGCAGAGAAGAAGCTGGCTAAGAAGATTAACAAAACCCTGAAGGCAAAGGAGTCCGCGCCAGCGAAAAGAGCTGGATCAGACCCGATGTTCTTCGACGATCTAACATTCTGAAAGGAATAAATGTATGGCACAGTTCTCACTTACTACTGCCAGCAACCTGTTTAAGATTAAATACGGTAAATAGCTTGCCGCTCTGCTCAGTAATGAGCAGATGAAAACTTCCGAAAATCGGGGAAGGCTGAAACGCTAATCCCGAGGTTGACGACTAGGATGGCCGCAACCGTAACGCATAGGGTCAGGATGAATAGACCCCACGAGTCGGAAGCATCCCACGGGATGAAAAGATATGCTGACCTCACTGGAAAAGAACGGTGAGAACTATCGGATAAAAAGCCGGTAGGGTAACAATGCGAAGCTCGCAGAAAATACTTATAACTCAGCTAACGTCCTTCTTGGTCGCGTCAAGAAAGACTTTGATTTCGTTGGTAAGCGCATGGACATTGCTGTCCCAACCTCGTTTGCTGGTGGCGTGGGCTCTGGCTCGCTCCCTACTGCAAACTATGCAGCAATTCAGGACGCAGTGATCGAAGCCAAGAAGATGTACGCTGTCGGTCAGGTTGACCGTGAAGCAATCAAGGCAAGCTCTTCCAATGAAGGTAGTTTCATTGAGTTGACGAAGTTTAGCACTCAGAAGGCAGTTGAGAGCTGGATGCGTAACATGAGCCGCGCTCTTTTCAATGACGGCTCTGGATCGCTTGGCCAGTTCTCTGGCAATGCTTCTTCTGGGACTGCATCGGAGCCGGTCATCACTGTGACCGCTGCAAGCTGGAAGGAAGCAAACTGGGAAGAAAAGGATTTCGTCAACGTCAACACCCTCGCTTCAGTGTGGGAAGTTGTTTCCGTTGATCCTGCTACCCGCGAAGTGTCCCTCAGACGCATCTCTGGATCGGATGATCTGACCGCTATTGGTGCAGGTACGCACACCGTATATATGCAAAACTCTAAGGATAGCGATCCTCAAGGTCTCAAGGGCGTGCTTGATGCAACCTCTGGCTCGCTCTATGGCGTGACCGTTGGTCGCCGTTGGCAAGCCGCTGCACAGATCGCAGCCGGTGGAGCTGGTATCACCCCAGATGCCCTTAACCAGGGCATGATGGAGATTCAGCGAAAATCTGGTAAGGTGCCTAACCTCATCATCACCAGCTTCACGCAGTATCGTAAGCTGTTGAACCTTCTCGAAGACCAGAAGCAGTACTTGTTGGACCCACGCGCAAGCGACCTGGTCGGCAAGATTAGTTTCCGTGGTCTTGAGTTTATGTCGGCAGCAGGCCCCGTTGGTATCTTCCCAGAGCGATTCTGCGAAGACGACCGAGTTTACCTTCTCAATGACCATCATATTACACTGAAACACCGGCCTGACTTCGGATTCTTTGACGATGATGGAACCGTATTCCTGCGTGATGCTGGTTCTGACAGCTACAGCTTCCGATATGGAGGCTACCTTCAGGCTTACATCGTGCCTTCGTTCCACGGTGTGATCTCGGGACTCGCAGTTTAATCCGGTTGGGGGTGGGAGTAATCTCACCCCCGCCTATAACTCCACGGAGGGTTATCTATGTTACGCGAAATTAAAGGTTCACAGCGTTTGGCCAGGATGCTCGCTATCAAGGTAGATGGCGTGAGTCCTGCTATTCTTATCGGCAAACAAGACGTTAGCCTTACGGACAATGGAACGGGTGATTACACCCTGACGCTTGCCAAGCCATTGGCTCGTGCTCCAGTGGTTGTAGCTACCTCGCAGACTGCCGACGCAGTGTGTGAAGTTGCTGCCGCTTCTGCAACGGCTGTTCAGGTGCTTGTTAAAGACCCTTCTACTCTCGCTGCTAAGGACGCCATCATTCATGTGATGATTCTTGGCTCTGACGCAGTAGACGAAACCTAATAGGGGAGGGTGACCGCCTGTAACTCAGTGGTAGAGTGGCGCTAAAGCGACGGCTTAGGTGCATGACGGTGGTTCGATTCCACCCAGGCGGTCCCACTATAATATGGCAAGTGTTCAAAAGATTGATCTTTATTCGGCTTCAGTAACAGCAAACGCTTCAGGATCAGCGCTATCTCTTGATTCTTTACAGACCGATTTTGTTGCGTATTTGAACGTGTCGGCTCTTGGGGCTGGCACGACTGCTACCGTTAAGGTGGAACGTAGTCCAAATGGGTCAGACTGGTTCGATTGGATTACTTTCACTGGAGCAGCCGCCGTGGGTAAGCAGATCAAGGACGCCACGGCTCCTGGGCTTAGTTATGCAAGAGCCTCTGTGACGTTTGTGGGTGGCACCACCACTGCTACGCTCGCCGTGACTCTGCATTGTGACAAAAAGAGCAAATGAGCCGAGTTGATCTATATCCAGCATCTACAGCGGCACCCGATGAGGCGCTGCTTCAGACCGGCACAGCCATCGGAGCCAAGGTCGGGGCAGATGTTAACATCCTCAACCCTATCGAAGGTTCTGTTCAATTCCAGGGTCTTAGAACCCAGGGACGCATTACGCATATTGCCCTGACTGCGGGAGCTTGGACGCCACTTCCTGCTAGCGCATTGACTGACAGAAATAGTATTGCAATCCAGAACATTACTGGCACTGGAGCCGTTGTACTAATTAACTACAGCCCGCTTGCACCAAGCACCGAAGGGTTTAGAGTGCCTGACGGTGGGTTCAAGTCTATGGCTATCACTGACTCTATCAATGTATATGGGAGGATGCTCGCTGGCTCTGGTACTGTAGTAGTAGAGGAGTTAGCATGACGCTCTTTTCTAATGCCTTTCTTCCAGCGCAAGACAAGGCAAACTCTGTCCTTACCGGGATACCTTTGGATGCTTCTGTAGTTTTAGGTGATGCAGTAAAGATTATTGGTGGTGTCGCCTATCCAGCTCAAGCAGACACGCTAGAAAACTCTAATGTGCTCGGAGTAGTAGAGCAGATAGATGGAATGACTGGTCAGATCCGCGTGGCTGGAGTGACGCTTCCTATTTATAGCGGTTTAGAAGAAGACAAAGAGTATTTCCTGAGCGATCAAGTTGCTGGGGGGCTTCAAGACGTACCACCTACGGCTTCTGGTGCGGTGTTACTGCGTATCGGTCAGCCCTACGATGGTGAGCGTTTGTTCGTCCTTAAGGGCGAGAGAACGGTGAGAGCATGAAGCTCTTACAGCTAGGACTGAATGGTAACTTTCAAGAGGTAAATGTCAGCACTGGAGGAAGTGCTAACTTCGCTGAGGAAGTTAAGACCATAGGCTCTGCGGATGTGGCACAGGGGTTTATCTATACTAACCTTGCAGCCTTAGAGAACAGCATTGAAGTTACTATTGAGGGAGCGGTGCTAGTCGAGGACCTCGACTACTCGGCGCAATACCTTACCGATAGAGCCAAGATCATTTTTATCAATGAGTACGCTTCTGGTGGATTGTCCGAGATTTCGGTTGGTGAGAAATTTCACATTCAATACGCCACAGCTGACTCACAACTGGAGTTTATCAAGGACTATGTCGTCTTGGACGGAACTGATGTTGCTAATGGCTATTTTGATTTGGCTGTTATCGCAAAGCCTAACAGCTTAGACCTGGTCTACGAAAACACTCAGATGATTCAGAATGTGGACTACACCACTACCGATCTACCTGATAGGACTAGGATTTCATTCTTGGGTGAATTCCTTCCTGGGGGCTTGTCTGCATTAGAATCAGGCGAGACAATCCACTTTCAGTTCTGCATTAAGCCGGACTAAAACCAACAAAAAGGGGTGGAAGTAATGGCCATTTCAGGCAAAAGAATAATTCTGGCTAACGACCAGGCGTTGCGGGCAAAAGATCAAAGCGGGAATGTTGTTGAACTTCTTAAAATTAACTCGAGCGGTGCTCTTGCTGGACAAGTAGCAGATGAGCTAGCTGATAAGGCGCTAGCAAGTGATGTAACGACTCTGCAGTCTAAGATGGACACTGCCGAGTCAGAGATCGATCAGCTTCAGTTAGACATGACTGACAAGGCGTCACTTGCAGACGTAACGAGTCTCGAGGGACGTGTCCTTACAACTGAAGGCGATATTATTTCTCTTCAGTCGGATGTGTCGACGCTCAACGGAGACTCTAGCGTTTCTGGTTCTGTCGATTTCAAAGTAGCTGCTGAAGCTGTTCTGAGAGAGTCCGGTGATACTGCTACCCTTGCTGCCGCCAATGCATATACTGATTCAAAGGCAGTCATTGTTTCGATTGCTCAGATCGTTCACGTTGCAAAAGACGGCATTGATGTAAGCGCAGATGGTTCGATCAGCAAGCCGTTTTTGACGATTAGCGCGGCTTTGTCGGCAATCACAGATGCGAGTCCGAGCAAGCGTTACGCGATTAAGGTTGCTCCTGGTTCATATACCGAAACATCTCTGGAAGTGAAGGCAAACGTCTTCATTATCGGTGAGCAAAAGGAAACGGTTCGGATTAGCGGACCGGTGTCGATGGGAGCTTGGGCTCAAGACAACGCTGGATCTGATGACCGAGCTGGTGTTTCGATGGTTACGTTGCTTGGCGCTGCCAATTTCGATTGGTCAGTGGCGAGGTCTAGGGCTGGCAAGCTCTACATGAATGAAGTGGTCTTTGCGTCAACTTTAAACCTGTACGGCTACGATAACGCGATTGCTCAGGCGCAATTTGATTCATGCGTGATCTTTGGGAATGTTACTATTAGCGGGGTCAATGTCGGTGTTTTTAGCAACAATGTTTGCTTCGGAAACATCACGCTGAACCAACATCCCAATGGCGGCATGGCGTCGATTCTTTCGGCTTCTGGTGGATATTGCAGTGGCACACTTACTCAGACTACTACTGTCGATGATTTCAATCGTAGGTGTTCGAGCTTCCTTCGTGGATTTGGTTCTGAAAATCTTATTGTGGATGGACCGTCCTCGTATGCCGATGTTGACTTGAATAGCCAAGGCAAAAGCAGCACGCAAAAGCTAAATGGCGGTCAGATTATCGCGCTTACTCCGAGAATCAGCCATGATCTCGAAACGCAGATGATTAAGCCTCTTGCCAACAACGCTCATAATATGGGCGATTGGGGCAAGCAGTTCATGTTCAATTTCGCATATGTTCATGCGTCGTCTGGAACAGAACTTTACCTTGCTTCTGTCGATAGTGCATATGATGCGGCTGGCTCATCTGCTGGGTATGGGATTTTTATTGAAGCCGACAGCTACGGTTTGAAGCCGGACGTTAGCGGTGGAGATATCAACCTAAAAACCAGTACAGTCAGTGGAACTGGGGTAAGAGGAAAGATCAAACTTGATTCCAGAGAAGTTGATCTTAGCTCTGCCAAGATTGTCAGCCTTGCTGATGGTGTGGATTCTCAAGATGCCGTTACCAAATCGCAGCTTGATTCAGGGTTGGCAGATAAAGCGGCGCAGATTGATTTGGATGCGTTGGGGATTCGTGTCGATAGTTCTGAGTCAGACATTATTCAGCTCCAAACGGATGTTTCTGCAAAGCTTGATAGTTCACTAAAGGGTGCAGCGGACGGCGTTGCAGAACTTGATGCTACTGGCAAGGTGCCAGCATCTCAGTTGCCAACTATCAATTCGGTTGTGGCAGTTAAAATGGCTGCAATTACTCTGACTGCACAACAGGTAACTGATGGATATTTGGATCTGACTCACGACGCTCTGTCTGGATCGATCTCTGTATTTTGTGAGCGTGTGGCTATCCTTGAGGACTTTGATTATACCGTCAGCAGTGTTGGCGGAGTGTCTCGACTCACTTGGATTGGACCATCGGCTGCTGGAGCTGAGGAAGAGTTTGCCGAAGGCGATATTGTTTATATCCAATATCTCAGACAAGCATAACGCGCAGCATTACATGGGGGGTTGCGATCTTAAAGAGATACTGAGATCATAGATCTCGGTCGTAACTAATCTCTTCCTATCTCAGGGGGTCTTCTGCCAGGAAGGTGGAAGGCCCCCTCCCTTTTCTTGCCAGTGAAGTAATCTGCGTTTACTATTGTTCCAGTTAACAAAGAACGTCCACCAAGGAACGGGAGGAACTTATGTCAACGCCAAAGGGCTGGCCTACTCAGGAAAAAGATCAAAGACTCATTCCGCAGTTTGCAACTGTGGAGCCTGTTCATACGCTTCAGCATGGCCTGAGCGTTCTTGCTCATCAGTATGTTGCTGAAGTTGCAACAGATGCAGCGGAAGCTGGATCATCTGCCATCGCTATCGTAGCTACTGCTCATGTAGCGCAAGCTGGCGATGTGATCCGCCTTACCTCAGGCGCTCTTTCTGGCCGTGAAATAAAGGTCTACAGCACTGCTGTTGATAGCATTGTGCTAGCGGAAGAGCTGCCTAGCGCCGTAGCGACGGGCGTTACCTTTCAGATTCTTCGTCACAAGTATCCGGTTGTAGAGCCTACTGGAGAAATTAAAATCTCTGGTTCCTTTACCGCTACTGAAGAAGCCGTTGCTGCTGATGGTGGCGCGCTTCCTGCCAAGGTTAAGGTGGCTGGCGGATATGATGGCTCTGCTGTTCAGGTGCTTGCAACAGACGCAAGCGGTCATCTGCAGGTTGACGTTCTTTCTATGCCTGCTGTTTCAGGTGGTGCTACGGCAGCAGCTCAAATAGATGGAACTCAAAAAACTAGGATTACGAGCGGCGGTAGTGATGCTACCGTTGATGCGCTTGGAAATGTTCTTAATAATTTGACATCGCAAGCACTAACCGTAAAGGGCTCTGTTTACGGCGTTCCGTTGTCTGGTGGTAATCCGGTCGTTTTAAGAACGACTGATTCTATTGGTAGATTGAGTGTTGATGTGAACACCATGCCAGCTATTTCTATCCCTGCTGGAGCATCTACCTACGCAGCTCAAACTGATGGAACCCAAAAAAGTCAGATCGTAGACGCTGCCGGTGACATTGCCGATGTTAAGCTGCTTTCTGTTAATCTTGATGGAACTGACAAGGGGCTTGTCACTAATACAATTATTCATGGTGAGACCACGGGCGGCGGCGGTGGATATGTTGACGTAAAGGTAACTCCATCGGGTGCGCTTAACACTGAAAGTACGATTGCTGGCCTTGACGCGGCAGTGCTAGGTCAAGACGTGATGGCCAACAGCTTGCCGGTTGTTATTGCCTCAGATCAAACGACTATTCCTGTTTCTATGGCATCTGCGCCGCTTCCAACAAACGCAGCCACAGAAACGACTCTGTCCGCGCTTAACGGTAAGGTAATTGCTTGTGACACTGGAAACGTGACTATCGCCTCTAGTTCACTTCCTACTGGAGCGGCAACGGAAGTTACGTTGTCTGCTCTCAACGGGAAAGTAACTGTTTGTGATACGGGAAGCGTTACGATTGCTTCATCTGCTCTTCCAACTGGTGCAGCCACAGAAACGACTCTTTCAGCATTGAATAGCAAGATGCCGTCGCAGGGTCAGGCGCTTATGGCGGCTTCTGTTCCGGTGGTTATCTCAAGCGATCAGACGGCTATTCCGGTAAGCGGTAGCTTCACTGCTGGAAAGCTCTCGGTTGTGGATCTACTTGACGCCAACATTCTCGACACGTCTAGCACCAACATTCCTGGCAGCGCCTCGAGTCCTGTTGAGGTTATCGCCTCGACTGCGGCTGAAATTAAAGCCATTCAACTACTAGACACGACTGGCGCATTTGTTGGAGTCTATGTCGGTGGTTCTGGTTCCGAGGTTCTGAAGTTCGTCATGGGTCCTGGCTCAGATCAGACTATTGAACACAACATTCCTGCTGCTTCTCGTGTAAGCCTGAAGCGATTGGATTCAACCGCTGCCGTATCTTCGGGTATCGTAGCATTTAACTGTCTCGGATAGAGACACTAGGGAGACCTACTTAAATGCCAGCAACAATTTTCTCGGGTAATAACGTCAAGGCGCTCAAGTCGAACCTCGATTTGAACGGCGTAACCAAGATCCTGTCGGTCAATGCCGATCCTGCATCAGGCGCAGGTGTGGCTGCTCCGCTCGGGTCTATCGCCATGGATTACCTGGCTGGTAAAGTCTACAAAAAGACTGGATCGCTTGATACCGAGTGGCAGGAGCTTGGCTCAGGCATCGGCGGGATTAACTACATTGAAAACTCCGACGCTGAGAGTGGCACTTCTGGCTGGAGCACTTACAATGATGGTGGTTCACAATCACAACCTGTAGATGGCACTGGTGGGACTGCTAACATCACTTGGAATAGGCGCGTTCCAACTGCTCCACTCAAGCCTCTTCGTGGTGTTGCAGACTTCAGTCTAGTTAAAGATAACGCCGATCGAAGAGGCCAAGGCGTGAGCTACGACTTCACGATTGACTCGGCAGATCAGGCAAAAATCCTGACCATCTCGGCAGACTATGAGGTGCTCTCGGGCACGTTTGCTACTGGTGATCTCGCTGTCTATATCATCCAAGATCCTGCCGGTACTCCTGTGGTTCTTCAGCCCGCTGGATACCAGGTCACTGCCGCAACTGTTGGAAACAAGGTCAGGCTTGCGGCGACCTTCCAGACGGCAAGCGACGTAACAAGCTACAGGCTTTGCATCCATGTCGCTTCTACAAGCGCATCGGCTTACAGCCTTGCAATCGACAATGTGAGCGTTAGCCCACAGCAGGTGGTTTACGGCGCTCCTGTGACGGATGAAAAACAAGCAAGCGGCATTTCTTATGAGGGGCTTGGGACGGTAACGCTTGAGTCAGTCTGGGAAAGACAAGTTGGTAATAAGTGGCATATTAGGGGTTATTTGAAAACCGGAACTACCACGGCTTCAGTTGCCGCTATTGTTCTTCCAAGCGGGAAGACGATTGATACCTCTAAGATTTCTTCGACGACTAACGTCAATCGTTTAGGGACGTTTAACAGAATTGAAACAGGCGGAACTGCCACAACTCCTGACGGCGAGCTTTTTTTCGACGGTAGCACTACAAATAAGCTGTTTTTTTGCTTTCAGTCGGCATCTAATCAATTTACAAAAGCAAATGGCAACGTTCTTTTTTCATCTGGCGATGGAATAGCATTTGAGGCGGAAATTCCCATCCTCGGCTGGTCATCCTCAGTCGTCGTAAGCTCCTCGACGGATACTAGGGTGGTGGCTGCTCGCGCCTCTGGAGATCCCGCTTCTGCCACTAGCGGTAATCCAATCATTTTCCCGACTACCGCTTTTGATACGCATGGCGCCTATAACTCCAGTACTGGTCGCTACACTGCCTCTGTTCCGGGGTTTTACAGAATCTCTGGAGCAATCATTCCGGGCACTGGCGGAGCTGTTGGTCTTTTTGCTTATGTAAATGCCGTAAGCGTAGCAAGAGCTGGAAATACTGACTCTAACACCTCTGGAGTATTCACTGTTCTGGTTCAAGTTAACGCTGGCGATTTAATTGATATTAGACCCAATGCCACACTCGACGCTGGAAGTGGGTCGGTCATTAACTTCGAACGTCTCTCCGGTCCCTCGCAGATCGCTGCTAGTGAAACGGTGGCGGCGAGTTATTCCGCTTCAACTGGTTTGGTTGTTGCAGATAACACTGCGATTCTGTTTGATACAAAACTCATAGATTCTCATGGTTCTTACAATTCAGCTAATGGAAGAATTACGGCTCAGATCTCTGGAACTTATGAAATAGGAATGACAGTTTATTCCGGTACATCAAATAGGCAATTTACTGTTTTTAAAAATGGGACCTTATTTAGGGGAATGGCAATATCTCTTGGATCAACAGCAACGGGAACACAGGGTCATTTTTCAACACTGGTTCCAATGATTGCGGGTGATTATTTAGAAATAAGAAATAGCTCAGGCGCATCGGCTACATTGGCATCATCTAACTTTGTTGGAGCTACAATTTCCAACTCTAACTTTTTCAACTTCAAGCGGGTGGGTAACTAATGCCGTACACTACGCTCAACCTAGGTCTACAGCTCACGATACCTACAAGTGGTACCCGTAACTGGGCATCCACTCTGTATAGCACTACCTGGACTAAGATCAGTCAGCACAGGCACACGGGGAGTGGTGACGGTAACCAAATGGTCACCGCCTCCTATAGCAATTTATCCGTGACTAGCGCGAAGCTGGCAAAGCACATTGCTCTAGGGCAAGCGTCGTCTACTATGACTCCGTCTGGAACTACTCAGACGGTGGATCTTGATAACGGTAACACTCAGAAGATTGATTTGAGCAGTGCTACGGGTAACGTGACTCTGACCATCTCCAACGCTCAGACGGGTGGTCTTTATCGCCTGTTTCTGATCCAAGGAGCTACGGCAAGAGATATCGTTTGGCCAGCTTCTGTGAAGTGGCCGCAGGGTCAGGTCGCTATTCTTTCAACTTCGGCAGGTGCTGTCGATATTGTAGAATTATACTGGGACGGATCTAACTATTACGCCGATTGGCAGGTGGGGTGGGCATGACTGGTTTAGAGGTTGGCGCACTAATGGCAGCAACGCAGTTGATTGGTGGTCTGCTTGGGAATAAAGCGGCAGCCGAACAGCAAAAGACCCAAGGCATTTTGCAAGCAGGTCAAACTCAGTTCGGCCTTGAGCAGCAAGCAAGACAAGCTGCAGAGGCACAGCAACAAGGCGCTCTTGGTAATCTAGTAGAGGCTTACAGGTCCGCCTTGATGGGGGGTCGATAATGGCGCTCGTTCAACCTCAAGTATTTTCAATGCCTCAAATGACCCTGGCTAACGGGCAAGTGGGTCAACCTGAACAGAGTGATTTGGCCAAGTTGATTGAAAAGCTAAATAAAGACAAAGCTGAATCCCAAGCCATGCAAGAAAAGAAAGATACCGCTACCCTCCAGGGAGCAGGCATCCAGGCCGCTGGTTCTTTGGCTAGTAGCCTTTTAACTCAAGCTGCGGCGCGAGAACGAGCCATGCAACAGGCAGAGCTTGAGTCTGGAAAGAACGTGGCAGAGCTTCAGGCAAAGAGTATGCAAGAAAGTGGTAAAGCCCAACAGGACGCTTTTGCGCGTCTCATGGGTTCATTTAGATCAGCAATGGTGTGAGGAAATATGAAACTAACTCCAAAGGATGCAGAAAAGGTTCGGGCGCTTCATAGTCAAATCATGG